TATAGACAGTACAACTAGAGGGGCTTCAGATACAATCACTTTTAAAGTTACAGGAGCAACAGGGATACTTATTCCTAAATATGGTAATATTTTTTGTTATCATGATGGAACTGATATTCGTAGTTCAGGAATGATAAGTACTAGAGGATCTGCTGGAACACGGGCAGCGCAGGCTGCATATACATTACCTGCAACTGATGGAACAGCAAATCAAGCGTTAGTTACAGATGGTTCAGGATCCGTTAGTTTTGGTAGTGCAGGAATTTCAACAGGAAAAGCTATTGCAATGGCAATGATTTTCGGATAAAAACAAACAAAGGAATTAAAATATGGCAAATCCAAATATAGTAAATGTCGCAACCATTCTAGGCGGTAATGCCGGTTGGAATTTATCAACAGGTTTAACAACAACATTACTTGAAGTTACTGCTGAATATGTTTTAAAAATTAATCGAATCGTTTGTGCTAATGTGCATGCAAGTGCAGCAGCAAATTTAAATTTATATGTTGACGGAATGGGATCAGGCACAACAGGAATTTCAACAACAGGAGCTGATGCTGCTGTTTATTTAGCTAAAGTTATTACAGTTCCTTATCAATCTTCATTGGTCGTTTCTGACACTCCTATCTATCTTATGGAAGGAGATTTTTTAAAAGGCGGATCTAGCGCAGCCAGCGCCTTGGATTTATACATATCGTATGAAACGCTAATCGATTAGGGAGGTAATATAATTCTATGGCTAATGGCGGAATTATCGGACCTAACAACCCAGTCGGTAAAATCGGAAAACATTCTAAGATCTCAGTTATTACAGCAACTGGAACTTTTACTAAAAGTTCATGTGCCTGTCTTACTAACAATACTACAGTGATCGCAGCAGGTGCTGGTGGTGGAGGTACAGCAACTTCAGCCGGAGGTGGAGCCGGTGGAGCGGGCGGTGCCCAAGTTCATTGCTGTCAACCTTTCCCTTCATGCGCAGTTACCATAACTATTGGTGCAGGCGGTGCCGGAGGTCCAGCTACAGGTACTGGTCCTGGAGCTGTAGGTAGTAATACAGTTTTTGCTTCAGCATGTAGTCCAAGAACTCTGACCGGTGGTGGAAAAGGCGGAGGTCAAGATGCTTCATCGGCAGGCGGCCCAGGCGGTTCAGGTGGAGGCGGTGGATACGCTCCAAGTAGTCCAGCTGCGGTCGGAGGGTGTGGCACAGCATGTCAAGGATATGCAGGAGGTCATGGAAGAGGCACAGGAGGTTGCGGTGGTGGCGGTGGTGGAGGAATTTGTGGAGTCGGTGGTGATGGAACAGGAAGACCTGCTACAAATCAAGGTGGCACAGGTGGATTAGGAAAAGATTTAACCCCTTTAATACCAGAGATATCAAGTTATGGAGGAGCAGTCGTTCCTTCAATCGGAGCTCCGGGTGCAGCTCACCCAGGTACATTTTTTGGTGGTGGAGGCGGTGGTGGTTATCTAGCCTGTCAACCCAATAATACAGCAGCTAATATTTTAGGTGGTACTGGAGGTTCAACTAATATTGTAGCTCAAGGCGGAACTTATGGGGGTGGTGGCGGAGGTAAAGGAACTACTCCAGGTTCTACGACTACCGGTGGTAAAGCTGGTGGATGTGGAGTTGTAATTATTTCAGAAAAAGCAGGTGCTCCCGGGACTGGTGCTTCCGGTATGTGGAGCATGGAAGATCAATATACAGAAACTTTAAATGGTAATTGGAGTTTTGCTGCTAGTTTTGCTGCTAATATTTTAACAATAGGTGGCGGTGGAGGTGGTGGTAGTAATCGATCAGGCGGCGGAGGAGCCGGTGGTTATACATGGAATTCAAATTTAAAATTAAGTCCGGGCACTTCTTATACGGCTACGATTGGCGCAGGAGGAGCAGGACGGTGTCATCCACAGACATGTACGGGTGGAACTGGTGGTACTACAAGTTTTTCAGGTCCCGATATTCAAACATTCACAGCAACTGGTGGTGGAGGGGGTGCAACGTGTAGCCCCACAGCTGGGGATCCAGGTGCATCTGGTGGTGGTGGAAGAGGATGTTCCGGTACTACAGCAGGATGTGGGTGTACAACAAAATTTATGGCACAAGGAAATCCAGGATCTACAAGCAGTCCAACCTCTCCTCATGGAGCTGGATCTGGCGGTGGTGCTGGAGGGGCAGGTGTCGTGGGTGCCACAAGAGATGGTGGAGCTGGTGGTGCTGGTTCAAATTCGTGGCCAGGAGATTCAACGTTAAGAGCTGGTGGTGGAGGCGGAGGAGCCAATGCTGGACCCCCTGCAGGTACGGGTGGTGCGGCTGGTCCAGGCGGTGGTGGAGCTGGAGGAGCTCCAGGTGCTGCAACAGCAGGAACAGCAAACACTGGTGGTGGAGGCGGCGGTGGTGGAGATGCCCCTGCTCCATTAAATAGCGGAGCTGGTGGTTCAGGCACAATTCTTATTCAATACCCAGGTTCTCAAGCAGCTTCTGGAGGAACAGTTACATCTGTCCCTGGATGTAAAACACAACACGCATTTACAAGTACAGGATTATTTTATACGGGTTATCCCGCATCTACATCAACTTTAGATTACCTAATGGTAGGTGGTGGCGGAGGCGGAGGAAAAGACGCAGCTGGTGGTGGAGGAGCCGGAGGTTTACTTACTTCTTATGGAGTTCCGGGTGCCGCTGGAATAACACTTTTTGATGGAAGCTCATACGCCGTTACAATTGGAGGTGGTGGTGCTGGACGTGAGTGTGGTGGTGGAAATGGTGTAGTAGGAGGCGATACAGTAATTGCATTTAAAACAGCTTATGGTGGTGGTTATGGTGGAAGAAGCCCTGGCGATGGTGGTCCCGGCGGATCAGGTGGTGGTGGAGATTTTGGAAACGTAGGAGGACCAGGTAATGATCCTGCTATTCCTGTAGCAGAAGGTGGACCTCAAGGAAATGATGGTGGCGATGGTGGCCCTTCTCCTGAATCAGGAGGTGGTGGAGGTGGCCGTGGTGGTGCCGGAGCTGATGGATCTTCTAGTCCTCCAGATGCTGGTGGTCCTGGTGGAGCTGGATTAGAAAGCTGTATAACAGGAAGTCCTTTATTTTATGCCGGTGGAGGTGGTGGAGCATCTGGAACTGGTGGTGGCGCTGGTGGAACTGGAGGATCATGTGTAGGTGGCCGTGGTGGTAAATATCCCGCTCCTACGAGTTGTCAAGCAACCGATGGGGTTGCATCGACAGGTTCTGGTGGTGGAGGTGCCCCTCAACAAGCGGGTTCTGAGTATAAAGCAGGTGATGGATCCGATGGAGTTGTTATTTTAAGACTACCAACAGCGTGTAAACCTGCAGGTTTTGCCGTAACCCCAGGTAGTAATACAGTAAGTACAACAGGGTCTTGCACTGTAGCTAGATTTACGGTATCAGGAACCTTGACTTTGTAGTTTACAAATGTATAAATTTTTTATATAAACATCTAAGGAGAATAATAAATGGCACATTTCGCAGAATTAGAATCAAAAGTAGACCCAACAGGTTTTACAGCAGATACACATTTAGTTGTAAAAAGAGTAATTGTTGTTGACAATGCTCATGTACAAAGTGATGAACATGTAAGTGGAGAAAACTGGTGTTCTACATTTTTTAATGGTGGAATATGGAAACAAACTTCTTACAATAATAATTTCAGAAAAAAATACGCTGGTCAAGGAGACATTTATGATTCAGCGAAAAACAAATTTTTAGGTCCGCAACCTTACGCATCTTGGTCCTTAGATGCTAATGATGATTGGAAAGCACCAGTCACTTATCCTACAGATAAGGAAGATCATACTATTTCTTGGGATGAAGCTGGACAACAGTGGACCGGTATTAAAAAATCAGACAAATCAAATTGGAACTGGGACGCTTCAGGCTTGACTTGGGTGTCCGCATAAGGAGACTCAAATGGCCAAATCAGGTCGTTCACAGGGTGGTATTATCGGAAAAGTCAACGCGACTTCTTTCGGAAAATGTAAAGTCACACCAGTCACAGCAACAGGATGTTTTTCTACAGGAGGAACTACAAGAGCTCACGTCTTAGTGGTCGCGGGTGGTGGATCCGGTGGCGTTGATGCCGGCGGAGGCGCTGGCGGTGGCGGACTTATTCTTCAAACTTGTCAAACTTTTACAGCATGCTCAAGCATCCCCATAACTATTGGGGGAGGTGGCCCTGCAGCAGGTCCAGCAGCTCCTCAATATCAAACACCTAATTCTGGTTATCAAGGCAATGATACTGTCTTTGATAATCCATCCAATCCTATTACAGCAACTGGTGGTGGCGCTGGAGGAAAAGGACCTAGAGCAGCTAATCCATTTACTCCTGGTGGTTCAGGTGGTGGTGGAGCAGCAAGCGGACCAGGTGGAAATGAATCAGGAACAGGAAATACTCCTTCTTCATGTTCAGCTTATGGAGTTCCTCAAGGAAATGATGGAGGAACAGGTGCTGGCCCTCCGGGCGAAGCTGGTGGTGGTGGCGGTGGAGCTGGCGCGGTAGGTGGTACTGCTTCAACTCCTGGAGTTGGCGGTACAGGCGGAGCAGGAAGTGATGTCACTCCAACTTTTGGATGTGCACCTCAACCTTATTATGCAGCTAACACACCTGGTGCTGGTGCAACGTGCACTGGATATTTTGCGGGTGGCGGAGGCGGTGGAACGCACGGCCCTAATGCATGTGCGAAAGTTGGTGGAGTAGGCGGAGGTGGTACAGGTGGAACCTATCATCCAAGTACATGGCCCAATCCAACCTATCAAACTGGAAAATCAGGCGCTGTCAATAGTGGCGGCGGTGGCGGTGGATCAAGTGCTCCTGGTAGCCAAATTAGTGGAGCTGGTGGTTCAGGAATGGTTCTCATTAAAGGATTAAATTACGCATCAGGCATGTGGCCTCAACAAGCACAATATAATAGAAAAGTTCAAGGAAGCTGGATTATACCAGAAGTAACAGCAACTGCTGATTGGTTAATCGTTGCCGGAGGTGGTGGCGGTGGAGCGGGTTGCGGTGCTGGTGCTGGTGGCGGAGCTGGAGGATATAGAACTTCTTATGGAGTTCCTGGAGCAGCAGGTACCCCTATTTCAAGTTATAGTACTTATACAGTCGTTGTAGGTGGCGGCGGTACTGGTGGAGTTGCAAATACTCCCGGTAGCACAGGTCATGGTACCAAAGGTTCAGATTCAAGTGTATTTTGTTTAACATCCACAGGTGGTGGATATGGAGGTAAAGGAAAAGGTGGTGGACCCGCTGGTTGTGGTGGTGGTCCCGGAGGATCAGGTGGTGGACAACCAAGACAAAGTGGTGGTGCTGGTTCTGGAAATGATCCGGCAGTTCCTGCCCCATTAGGAGGTCCTCAAGGAAATCCTGGAGGAGCACATCCTAACTGTCAATCTTCATCTGGAGGTGGTGGTGCTGGCGCAGTTGGTGGAGACGCTGGTCCTGGCCCAGCTGGTGGACCAGGTGGTGTAGGTAAAGAAAATTGTATTACTGGCTCTCCTGTGTTTTACGCAGGTGGAGGCGGTGGAGGAAAATATCCTATGACAGCTATTGTTCCGGGTGGAAATGGTGGTGGAGGTGTAGGATCTGCACAAACAATTCCCGCTCTTCCTACTCAGAATGGTACAGTTAACACAGGTGGTGGCGGTGGTGGAGGAACAGAGAGTCCTGTATTCTCACCCGTTTGGCCAACAGCCGATTCACCAGGTGGAAATGGTGGTGCAGGAGTAGTTATTATTCGTGTTCCTGGAGCTTTTCCAATGACAGTAACCCCTGCAACTAATACAGTTACTACAGCCCCATGCGGTGCTAATGTCGCAACCTTTACTGTGACTGGAACCAATACTTTAGGCTAAAATTTTTTCCGTATAGTTTTACTATCCATCCTATATTTTATAGGAGAAGAATTGATTTAGATCAAATTGACTTCAATAACTAATATGTTATAAAGAAGGGGAAAGATGAATCTATTAAATTATTATTGGTATTTTAAAAAAGCTATTCCAGATCACCTCTGTGATGCTATTGTTAAATACGGATTACAGATTAAAGAACAAATGGCAGTTACCGGTGGTTATAAAGATAAGTTAGATAAAGACCAACTAAAAGATTTAAAAAAGAAAAGAGATTCTAATATTGTCTGGATAGGTGAGAACTGGATTTATAAAGAACTTCATCCTTTTATTCGGAAGGCCAATGAAAGTGGTGGGTGGAATTTTCAATGGGACTGGTCAGAGTCTTGTCAATTCACTAAGTATAATAAAGGTCAATATTATGATTGGCACTGTGATAGTTGGGAAAAACCTTACCATCAACCCAATACTATGAGTCATGGGAGAACAAGAAAGCTTTCTGTAACTTTATCTTTATCGGATGAAAAAGATTACAGTGGAGGGGAATTAGAATTTGATTTTAGAAACCTGGATCCCGATAAAAAAAGAAATACGACGATATGTAAAGAAATTAGACCTAAAGGATCTCTCGTTGTCTTTCCTTCTTTTGTATGGCATCGAGTTAGGCCCGTTAAAAAAGGATCAAGATATAGTTTAGTTATATGGAATTTAGGATGGCCCTTTCGATGAAAAAGAAAACTAAAAAATCATTAAAAAAACTTTGTGGAGAATCCGAAGGAGGTAAACCCGAACCTCTTTATACAGAACATTATTTTTCTTCTCCTATTTATTGGACCGATAAACCGGAATGGGTGAAAGGTTTCAACACAGCTTCGGATGCTTATATTAAACAAGCTCGTTTAAATAATTTAGATGAAATTAAAAAAAGAAATAAAAAATATGGCAACAAGGGAGAGCATCCCTGGGTGCATCATTCAGGTACGTTGATTAACGATCCTCAATTTAAAGTACTCCAAGACTATATTGGAGCTACTGCATGGAATCTACTCGACGGTCAAGGATTTGATTTAAGTAATCATACGATCTATACTACAGAACTATGGGTTCAAGAGTTTTCTAAAGATGGAGGAGGGCATCATACCCTTCATACACACTGGAATGGTCATATCTCTGGATTCTATTTTTTAAAAGCTAGCGAAAAAACATCGATGCCCGTGTTTGAGGACCCAAGACCTGGTAATATTATGAATTTACTTCCTCAAAAAGATACTTCTCGAATAACTCAAGCCTCTCATCAAGTTAATTATACGGCTAAACCAGGAAGACTTATCTTTTTTAATTCTTATTTACCCCATATGTATAGTGTAGATAGTGGGTATGAGCCATTTCGTTTTATTCATTTTAATATACAAGCAGTACCTAATAATGTTTTGGGAAAACCCCCACAACCCACATGGTTACAAAGACAGGCAAATGACAAAAAAAAATAAAATAATGCATCTACCTCAAGCCACACAGAATGCTTATGTTAAAACGGTTTTAGGTCAACACCCTAAAAAATTTCCCGATGATTTCGTGGAAACATTAATCGAAGAAAAAAGAAAAAAATTATTAAAGGAGAAACATGTCATTCAAAAGAAATAAATATAAAGTTTTAAAACAAGCCATCTCTAAAGAACTCGCACAATTTGTGTATACTTATTTTCTAAATAAAAGAAGAGTAGCACGATTCTTTTTTGACCAGAGATGGATTAATCCTTTTGCAGAAGAATGGGGACACTGGGGTGACCAACAAATTCCTAATACTTATTCTCATTATTGTGACATTGCAATGGACACTCTACTTCAAGGACTCCATAAAAAAATGGAAAAAGAAACTGGATTTAAATTACAACCGGCTTATTCTTATGCAAGAATATACAAAACTGGGGATGTATTACATCGCCACAAAGATCGTTATTCTTGTGAAGTCTCTACCACATTAAATTTAGGTGGAGATCCATGGCCTATTTATTTAGAGCCATCCGGTAAAACTGGCATGGCAGGAATCAAAGTAAACTTAGATCAAGGAGATATGCTTGTTTACATGGGCTGTGAATTAGAACATTGGAGAGATGCCTTCCCAGGTAAAGATTGTGGGCAAGTTTTTTTACACTATAATGATAGGACTAAGAAAACAGCTAAAGATAACCTTTATGACACCCGTCCTTTTCTAGGGCTGCCTTCATGGTTTAAAGGTTTTAAGTTGCCTCCACAGAAGAAATAAGATATAGTTAAGATCGGCGTGGGGGATTCTTTCCACCACAAAGGTCTTCTACGCCTCTTCATAAGCAGTTGAAATCCATTTAGATCTAGTATATTTGTATATTAAACGGATTTTTCTATGCTACAAAAACTAGGTTTTACACCAGGCTTTAATAAACAAGTCACATCTACCGGAGCGGAAGGTCAATGGACCGGAGGAGACTATGTACGTTTTCGTTATGGTTCTCCTGAAAAGATAGGGGGATGGCAACAACTTGGTGAGGACAAACTCACAGGAGCAGGCCGAGCCTTACACCACTTTGATGATAATGCAGGTATTAAATACGCTGCCATTGGTACTAACAGAATTTTATATGTTTATTCAGGAGGTCAATTCTATGACATCCATCCTATTCGAACGACTATTGCAGGCTGTAATTTCACCAGTAGTTCCTCTTCAAAAACGGTAACTATAACCTTTCCAAGTCCCCATGGACTGATCGATGATGACATTGTTCTAATGACTTCCGTGAGTGGAGTAACAGCAGTAGGCTCTACTTTTAATGATGCTTCTTTTGAAAATATAAAATTTATGGTGACGTCTGCACCCACAGCAACCACGATTGAAGTGACGATGGCCACGACGGAAACAGGAACTCCTTTAAGTACTTCAGGAAGTGCCACAGGTAATTGTTATTATACCGTAGGACCGGCTCAGCAACTCGGAGGTTATGGATGGGGAACAGGAAGTTATTCAGGTACCTCTCCTGGACCCGCAACCACGACGCTGGCAACGGGTCTCGCAGCTGATGCTGGAGTTACTACGGTAGTGTT